GTGGGCTCTGTAAACCTTGCGTACCTTGAAAGCCTTGTATACCTTGAAATCCTTGGGCACCTTGAAAACCTTGAAACCCTTGAAAACCTTGGGCACCTGTTCCTGATGTTCCTTGGAATCCTTGCACGCCTTGCAACCCTTGGAATCCTTGAAAACCTTGTGAACCTGTTCCAGTTATTCCTTGAAAACCTTGTAGTCCTTGTGACCCCGTTCCAGTAGTGCCTTGGAATCCCTGTGCTCCTTGAGACCCAACTCCGGTGTACCCTTGAAATCCCTGTGTTCCTTGGTTACCTTGGTCGCCTTGTGATCCTACGTACCCTTGAAGGCCATCTGTTCCTTGAAGGCCTTGAGTTCCTTGCGTTCCTCTTGCCCCTTGTGTACCCGTCGCTCCTTGTGAGCCTGTAGTTCCTGTAGCTCCTATAACCCCCTGAAAGCCTTGAGTACCTGTCGCTCCTTGCGTTCCGGTTGTTCCTTGAGAGCCTGTGGTTCCAGCATACCCTTGAGCTCCAGTAAACCCTTGAGTTCCTGTGTTACCTTGCGTTCCTGTATTGCCTTGAGTACCCGTAGTTCCCTGTGTCCCAGTAGAGCCTTGACTGCCTGTTGTTCCTTGGCTACCAGTCGTGCCTTGGGTACCTGTTGAACCAACGGTGCCTTGTATGCCCGTGGCTCCTTGGGAACCAGTCGTGCCTTGGCTACCCGTGGTTCCTACATACCCTTGGATACCTTGTGCTCCTTGAAACCCTGTGGTTCCTTGCGAACCTTGAGTACCCGTAGACCCTGTAGTTCCTTGAAATCCTTGAATACCCTGGGTACCTTGACTGCCTGTAGTGCCTTGCGTTCCTACATCGCCTTGTGTGCCAGTAGCTCCCTGGCTACCAATGGTTCCCTGTGTACCAGTGGTTCCTTGGCTACCCGTGGTGCCTTGGCTACCTGTATCACCTTGAGTACCTGTAGTTCCCTGTGAACCAGTGGTTCCTTGGCTACCAGTAGTTCCCTGTGTACCAGTAGAACCTTGACTGCCTGTTGTTCCTTGGCTACCAGTTGTTCCTTGGCTACCAGTCGTGCCTTGGGAACCTGTTGTACCTTGAGTTCCTTGAACACCTTGCGGGCCTTGAACAACTCCTACGTTTACCCATGAACTAGTTGTGGCTGACCAAACGTACAGATATGGGCTAACAATGTAACCATCGCCAGGGTTTCCTGTTGGGTGTGCTGCTTGAAGGTCAGCAAGTGTTGCGTAAGAGCCAAGAATTGTTACCGACGTACCAGCACTTCCTTGGATGCCTACTCCTTGCAGGCCTTGTGTTCCTTGGGTGCCTTGAACCCCTTGAATTCCTTGAATACCAGTAGCTCCTTGAGAGCCTGTAACTCCTTGGCTGCCTGTGGTTCCTTGGCTACCAGTAGAACCTTGAGTTCCCGTTGTACCTTGGGAACCTGTGGTTCCTTGGCTACCTGTGCTTCCGGTAGTTCCTTGTCTTCCTTGAACACCTTGGCTACCAGTCGTACCTTGTGTACCTGTCGTACCTTGGGTACCGGTAGCTCCTTGGGAACCTGTGGTTCCTTGTCTTCCTTGAACACCTTGGCTACCAGTTGTACCTTGAAACCCTTGAACTCCTTGGATGCCTTGCGATCCTGTGATGCCTTGAAATCCTTGTGTACCAGTAGACCCTTGGCTACCAGTTGTACCTTGGCTACCTATCGTTCCGGTATAGCCTTGGATACCTTGAGCTCCTTGGGTACCATTGATTCCTTGAGAGCCAGTAATTCCTTGCAGTCCTTGTATGCCTTGAGTTCCTTGAACACCTTGAACACCTTGAGGGCCTTGCGGTCCTTGAAGGGTAGACGTTGTAACCCAACTTCTTACGCCTTGTAGGGAAGAAGTTAGAACATAACCAGAAGCACTCGGTACACCCAAGTCAGGTTCTGCATCAGCTAACCCTAGAAATGTGTAACGGTCAGACGATACCTGAGTTGGAGGTGTCTTCTTTATTTTACCGGATTGGGTTTTAGCCATTGAGCGTTTCCAAAATGCTTAATGTAACTTTACAAGAGTTATCCACACTCGTGGACGCCTTTACAGAATGGCCCGACTCTAACACCAATTTACCTGTAGTAGCTGAGACAGCATCATTAGCTGGTATAGCAAAGTCTTTTAATAGCTCTGTTGTTGTTGCCGAAAAAAAGTGTGACACCGTAACAGTTTTTGAAGACGTCGTAACATTGCTTACTTGCGCCATAAGAACAATAGATGTATATCCAGGAGGTGCTACATAAAGCTCTTGTTCTGCAACGGTTAGTACTGCAGTGACTGTTTTAAATACGTTTAGTATTGTTGCCATTGTTATCCTTCAATCGCTAAAATGTATGGTGTCATTACTGCAAACAAACTTTTATCAAAGGTTATACCGGTAATAGTTCCCGTTCCTCGGTTGATAGTTAAATCACTACCAATCCTAAAGTCACCACGTTGATCTGTACTGGTGTAGTACACCTGACCACCATTTTCTTGTACGACTTCGTTTGCTTGAATAGGTATTCCACCTGACTGAGGCAACGCAGATACTAAATCGGTTCCACTTCCACAATACTCAAAGGTGTGTCCTGATGCAGTAATTTTACTCGCTTGAAAAAACTTTGCTGTAAGTCCACTGCTTAAATTAGATGCAACTCGTTCAATTAACGTGATTGTAGAGTTTCCACTAGATACAGGTGTGACCGCTCCGATAGTGTAATAGGTAATCCCATCATCAAAAGTAACAACGTTATTTACAAAAGGAGTTTGTGACAATCCAGTGATTGTCACTACACTGTCATTTTTTGCAATTGCTGGAGTAACTCCAGTGTACAAAAGCTCACTTACTCCTTTTGCCACAAGACCATAGTTACCAAAGGAAGAGTCTGAACCAATCAACGAACAAAACCCACCACTTTCACAGAGAATTCCGTAGTTACAGCAGATTGTGTAAATGCTAACTAATTGTGCATACCCCCTATTAAGGATATGAATGCCAGTTCCATTTAAATTAATTTGAGTAAATTGACCAGCTACCATAGACTTTCCACCAGATACAACCGCGCCGTCAATACGCATCCCTGTGCCGGTGGTTGTGTAGGACGAGCAGTTATAAATATACGGACTGCTATAGATATTACCTGCAGAACCATTTGGGTTGTAAGCAATAGCGGCTGCTGGAGAAAGATGGTCTTTAAAAGTTACTTCTTTTATATAGCTTCCGTTGTTAACGTAGAACAAATCTGATGTTCTATTTGATGCGTGTATGTTTACACTTCTTAAACTATCTCCTACTACAGAGACAAAGGCAGGAATAGTTACTGGGTTATTCTCATAGTAATCGCCGCTTTTTACAAAAACGGTTGTACGCGGTCCGGCTACTGCCAAAGCAGCTTTTATTGTTAAAAATGCATTCGCTAAAGTTGTTCCATCATTGCTGTCGTTTCCACTTTTAGATACATACAGAACGTGATCAGCATATTGGGTAGCCTCGGATGATCCTTGCAAACCTTGTATACCTTGAAGTCCTTGAACCCCTTGTAAGCCTTGAAGTCCTCTAGTTCCTTGCGCTCCTATTGGTCCTTGAGAACCAGTATAACCTTGAACGCCTACGCCTTGTACTCCTTGAACTCCCTGCAAACCTTGAAAACCTTGGAAGCCCTGTATGCCTTGATAACCTTGTGAGCCTGTATATCCTTGCGTTCCTTGAACACCTTGAAACCCTTGGGCTCCTGTGTAGCCTTGGGCACCTGTGTGACCTTGCGTACCTTGAATGCCTTGTATTCCTTGAGGTCCTAAGTTACCTTGAATGCCTAGAGACCCTTGGATTCCTTGAAGACCTTGTATTCCTTGAGTACCAGCTCCTGTGTTTCCTTGTAGACCTTGCACACCTTGTGACCCAGTTTGCCCCTGTGCTCCATTAGTTCCTTGAAGCCCTTGCAAACCTTGAAATCCACGAATGCCTTGAGAACCGGTTGGGCCTTGAGGACCAGTTGGTCCTTGTGAACCTTGGATTCCTCCAGTAATAATGATTCCTTGCACATCGTTTGTTAATGTGTTTATTTCATTTTGAATATTATTAATTTCATTTTGAAGAGTAACTTCTTTTTGAGCAATAGCAATAAGGCTATCTGTAACATCTAACTCTTCAGTACCATCATCTTGATTGTTGACTATAACAACGTCGTTGATTTCGTTTAAAGAAACGGAGTTTGCTAATGGTTTTAAAAATAATTTTTTACTAGCTTCTTGATGTTTACCAAACTCTCCAAACCAAATAGGGAACGCAGGGTCTCCACCTTCAAACATAACCCAAACGCCTTGACCAATTGCAGGAGCTTTGGTATGAGTAGACGAGGGTTCTAATGCCCAAACCCAATCTGTTTTCTCAGTTGGGTTAGTTTGTATAAAAAGTTTTACTCTATTTTGATTTGTTGGGTCGTTGTTATCGGCAACAACCGCTCTATAAACTCCAGTAAGTGTTTTAATTTCATACATTTATATTGCCTTGTAAGAAACGAAATATTTCATTTGCTGCTCCAGTAAGAGTTTGTACGCCTGAACCACCGCTTCTATGTAACGCTGTTAAACGAGCATTTTTCACTCCACTAACTTGCTGTAAATGATATTCAATATCTTGAGGATAAATGGTTTGATGAAAATTATTATTTAAGTATCCAAACTGCGTAATCATTTTTTTTACAATTGCTTTTTGTATTTCAACATCGGTATATTGCGGAAGTTTGGTATATGAAATTGTTGTAATGACATCTACGTATATTGGCGGTTGGATAGTAAGCGTAGTGCCTATTAACAGCTTTGGAGTTAAAGTTGTAAGAACGGTAGAGCTTAACTCTGTAAATGCAGTAGATGGAGAACCGTCAGAGTTTAATCCTGGAGAAGTATCGGTATCTTTTTCTGTTTGTGTTGGGGCAATGTACAACGTTACCGAAGACCATGTTTCTGTTGAAGGCATTGCTTTACCAACTCCAGAAACTTGAGTAGCCAAACTAATAAAGTCTTCTAGTGTAACTGCTCTGTTGTTTGCTCGCAAAGAGATAGGAGCTCCATACCGAATAAAATCTAAAGATTCTGGGTCAGAACCACCAAGAGCATTATTGCCATTATAAACTGTTACATTGCTTTGTAAAGCCACTAAATCATTGTGAGATAAATTAGGAACATAAGAGATGGTTTGCAATGTTCTCGTTGGAACATTAGCTATTGATCCTCCGCCAATTAAATATGCTGCTCTAATTTCATAGTTTTGTGCAGGTATTTGCCCGGATATACCATCACCAAATAAAACTGATACAACATTGTTTTGGTCGGTTGTAGATGCAAACACTTGATCATAGGGACCGTAATCAATTAAGTGGTTTACTTTTGTCCATTTAGAATAAGTAACTCCATCTCCAACATATACTTCTACAGTATCGTCTACAACAGGAGTCTCTGACAACGACCAAATTTGACCAGCTTTACCAGTTGAAGTACCGATAAGTTCACCATAAGAATTATTTGCACTTAGAGTTATTGAACGTCCACTCTTTGCTAATACGGTTGCTTCGCCTCCGTCAACATTTGGGTCACAGATTGCATCGGCTGTTGTTGTAAAGTCTACTGTGTATAGCACGTCTCCTATGACTATATCTCCAGAAACAACGGTTCCTTTTGGAATTGTAATACTGTTTGCAGAAGAGTTAACGAAAGTAAGAAAAACATTTGCAGCTCTGTATCCTGCTGGTGTATACCCGTATGTTTGGGCCAAGTTAAGTACACTGTCTCGTTGTGTTGCGGTAGAGATAAACGCTTCGTTCATATTTCTGTCAATATAGTAAGACATTAGATCGCCCATGTATGCAAATGCTTCAATTAAAGCAACGCCAAAATCTGCTGGGTCAGATGCAGTCCAGTTTGGCAAACGATCCTTTGCTCTAAGAATCATCTCTTCTCGTAAACTATAGTAATCTCTACCAGTGTAGTCAATTGCTACAGGGATATTTAACGGCGGTGTTATGCTCATATGTTCTCCTCATACGGTGGAAGTGCTCCTAAAACGTAAACCACTGCAACTGTTGTGATCTCGGTTTGGTTGTTTGGTAAGTTGTAATTTACAGAAACGTTTACTGAGCCTTCATATTCATCAAAGATTGTTGTCACCGAGTTTAAATACAATGGACTAAGAAAATTTGCAAACGCTGTTTGGACTTCTTGTTTTATGGAAGACTCTGCTTCTTCCTGTGTTTCCATAAAAGAAGTAGAGATATATGTTCCAAAGTCTGGTTTCATAACACGTTCTCTTATGTTAGTGCCTATAACAGCTCGTACTCTATCTTGCCAAATTTTAGGTTGTTCAGATGTAGCTGATATAGCCCCATAAAGATCAATAGAAAAAGGTAAAGATAATGCAACTTCTTTCATTACATACCAACCCATCTTCTAGGTGTTTTTAAAAATTCAGCTTCTGTCTCTCTAACAAGAGGAACTTGTGCAGTAAGTTTAACAGAGGTAAGTTTGTTTGTGTTCTGTTGAGACAACTCAAACGCTATGTTTCGTGTAGGAAAAATAGTTGCAGACGAAGTTCTAAAAGCTGTAGGTTTATTTCCACCAATCCCATCCGTAACGCAAGAAAATTCTACGTTGTAACGTCCATCAAAAAATGCTGTATGTTCTACTTTTTTTATTATCCAAAATCCGTCTGTGGTATCTCCAGTTCCATTAATTTCTACCGTAGCATACGGAACAATTCGTGGGTCTCCTTGACCAGCTCCTATAGCTGGTATAGACCAACGGGCTAACTGGGCATGAGCATCTGCAGTAGCTTTAGCAGCTGTTGCAGTATCTGTTATATGGGTTGGTATGATCTCTGAAAAAAGTGCATCTTTTGTGGTGTATCTTAAATTTACACCAACTTGGTTTGGAGATGAGGTAGCCGAAAATACCTTGCCTGTAACATGGTTAATTCCAGTCACAGTTTTATTTTTGCGGTTATGACCACCTACTTCTACATGATCTCCTATTTTAGGCTTAAACATATCCAATGTATGTGCTTCATAAGCTCCGTCAAAACCTATGATAGAATCATGATGAGAAAGAACGGGTATAGATAAAGCATTTTTATCTATCATAATATCCATAGGATGAAAGTGAAGTTCTACCCCTATAACTTGAGCTACATACCCAATGCGTTGTGCTAACTCCTGTATTTTTTCCCAGTATGTATGACCAACTAAAGATTGATGAGAAAACCTAACAGGGTGTTGTGTTACTACTGGTTTTAATTTAAAAGTTTTT